AGTAGAAGATGCAAGAAAAAATCTAGAAGATATATTTAATAAAGAAACTAAAGAAAGCTAATATGTCCCATCAAACCTAACAAAGGTATTCTACTCATGGTTTGCTAGTTTGTCAAGCTGTGCTATAATGTAGACACTTAGATTCATAACAAAATGCCATGCCTAAAAAGAAACCGGAACATTATGTAAATAATAAAGAACTATTAGAGGCAATGGTTGTTTATCGACTTAAAGTAGAAAGGTCTTATAAAAATACTTTTGGTGTAGATTTAGCAGAACAACCTAAAAAAGAAAGAGCAAGAAGATGGGAAGGTAAACCATTAATTCCAAATTATCTTGGAGAATCTTTTTTAAAAATTGCAACTCATCTTTCATACAAACCAAACTTTGTGAACTACATGTTTAGAGAGGATATGATTTCTGATGGAATTGAAAACTGCGTTCAATACATTCATAATTTTGATCCAGATAAATCTAAAAATCCTTTTGCATATTTTACTCAAGTCATTCACTATGCATTTTTAAGAAGGATTCAAAAAGAGAAAAAACAACTAGAAATTAAAACAAAAATTATTGAAAAGACCGGATATGATGAAGTCATGATGGTTGACGATAGCTTGCTTTCTGGTGCTAGTTCAGAGTATAATAGTATCAAAGACGCCATTCAGTACCGAAATAACAATCGATGAAAGTTGCCATTATTACGGATACGCATTATGGGGCACGAAAGGGTTCCAAGTATTTGCATGATTATTTTGAACTATTCTATAAAAATGTATTTTTTCCTGCACTGGAGGAGCACAGAATTGATACTGTGATTCATATGGGAGATGTTTTCGATAGTCGTAAGTCTATTGATTATCAGAGTTTTGAATGGGCAAAGAGAGTTGTATTTGAACCTCTAAAAAAATATAATGTTCATGCAATTATTGGTAATCATGACTGTTATTATAAAAATACTAATGACACAAATTCTCCTCAACTGCTACTTCAATCATATCCTAATGTTAAAACCTATCAGGAAATAACAGAAATACAGATAGGCAATTTGCAAGTATTGTTTATTCCTTGGATAAATGCAGAAAATTTTGAAAATAGTGTCAACACTATTAAACTATCAAATAGCAAGTGCGCGATGGGGCACCTTGAACTCAATGGATTTAGAGCGCATCGCGGTCACACCATGGAAGAAGGTATGGACAGCACACTATTTGAAAAGTTCGACAAGACATTTTCGGGTCATTACCATACACGATCAGACAATGGAAAAATCTTCTACTTAGGAAATCCATATGAGATGTTCTGGAATGATGTAAATGATTCTAGAGGATTTACAATTTTTGATACAGAAACTTTAGAACATTTTCATATAAACAATCCATATCGTCTTTTTTATAATATCTATTATGAAGATACCCCACATCAAACATTTGATTTTTCGGAATATGAAAGTAAAATTGTAAAAGTTATTGTCAGGAAAAAAACCAAACCAAAACTATTTGAAAAATTTCTTGATAAACTTTATTCGGTAGGAGTTCAAGATCTCAAAATTGTAGAAAACTTTGATATCCAAGAAAGTGAAGATTTTGAAGTTACTGAAGAAGAAAGCACAATGTCTATTTTAAATAGATATATTGATGAATCTGAATTTGAATTGGATAAAAATATAATCAAAGGTATATTTCAGAAACTATATCAGCAAGCTTGTGAAGTAGAGTAATATGTTTGTTCTTACACTTAAAAATCAAGAGGACGACGGTGCCTATGCCGTTCAGGATCGATATGGGCACAAGGTTTTATTTTTATTTGAAGAGGAAGATGATGCCGAAAGATATGCTATGATGCTAGAGGAACAAGAAGACGAAGAAATGGCAATTGTCGAAGTTGATGATGATCTTGCTATAAAAACTTGTAAACTGCATGAATATAAGTATGCGGTTATTACACCAAATGATATTGTGATTCCCCCAAAGTCTAAAAATGATTGAGTTTAAAAAAATTCGTTGGAAAAATTTTCTCTCTACAGGTAACCAATTTACTGAAGTTTCTTTGAGTGGTCATAATACCAATTTAGTTATTGGAACAAATGGTGCCGGAAAATCTACTCTTTTGGATGCACTGACATTTGGTCTGTTTAATAAACCTTTTCGTAAAATTAATAAACCACAACTTGCAAATACAATCAATGAAAAAGATTGTCTTGTAGAAGTTGAATTTAATGTTAATGGTAGGGAATATCTTGTTCGTAGGGGAATTAAACCCAATGTATTTGATATTGAAGTAAATGGAAATACATTACATAAAGAAGCTGATGATCGTGTCAATCAAAAAATTCTTGAAGAAAATGTTTTAAAATTAAATTACAAATCTTTTACTCAAATTGTTATTTTGGGTAGCAGCACTTTTGTTCCTTTTATGCAATTGACTACTTCTAATCGTAGAGAAGTTATTGAAGATCTTTTAGATATTCGTATTTTTTCTGCCATGAGTAATCTTTTAAAAGATAATATGCGGGAAAGAAAAGATCAGATAAAATCATTAGACTTAAAAAAATCTAATCTCAAAGATAAGATTGATATGCAGCAGAAGTTTATTGAGGAACTTGAGAATAGAGGGAATGCAAATATTGCATCTAACAATAATAAAATTGATATGTTAGATGCCGAGGTCGTTTCTTATATGGACGAAAACTATATAATCGAACAAAACATTCTTAAAGTTACTAAAGAACAGGAAGAAGTTATTGGTGCTGGTAATAAGTTAGTAAAATTAAATAACTTAAAAGGTAAACTATCACAAAAAGTAGGGACGATTACCAAAGAACATAAGTTCTTCACCGAGAATACGGTTTGTCCTACCTGTCAGCAGGACATTGAAGAAGAGTTTCGTGTAAATAGAATTGATGATGCTCAGAAAAAAGCAAAAGAACTCAAAAAGGGTTATGAAGAACTTGAACAGACAATCAAATCTGAACAAGAAAGAGAGCGTCAATTTAATTTACTTTCCAAGGAGATTACAAAACTAACGCATGGCATTTCTCAAAACAATACTAAGATCAGTTTTAATCAGAGACAGATCAGAGATCTTGAATCGGAAATTCAAACTATTACCGGTAACCTACAAAACAGAAATACTGAAAATGAGAAATTAGAAGAGTTTAGAGAAAGTCTTCAGAAAGTATTTGAAAATTTATCATCAAAAAGAGAAGAGTTAATTCATTATGATTTTGCTTATTCTCTTTTAAAGGATGATGGTGTAAAAACAAAAATTATTAAAAAATATATTCCGTTTATTAATCAACAAATAAACAGATATCTTCAACTGATGGATTTTTACATCAACTTTAAACTTGATGGTGAATTTAATGAGACTGTAGAATCTCCCATACATGAGAAATTTTCTTATTCTTCTTTTAGTGAAGGTGAGAAGATGAGAATTGATCTTGCACTTTTGTTCACATGGAGAGAAGTTGCACGAGTTAAGAACTCTGTGAATACTAATCTTTTAATTATGGATGAAGTATTTGATTCTTCACTTGATGGATTTGGAACAGAAGAGTTTCTTAAAATTATTCGTTTTATTATTAAAGATGCAAACATATTTGTAATCTCTCACAAATCTGGATTGGAAGATAAATTTTCTAATGTCATTAAATTTGACAAAGTAAGAGGATTTAGTAGAATGATCTAAATACCACAAGTAGTGTAATACATATGCTTTCAACACAATATCGTCTTCGTTTAGAATTCATTTGCAAATGTATTGCGAACGGAGAAGATGTAAAACTTGAAGATATGGTTTGGGCGCAGAAACTTGCCAAGGCAAATACAACAGCAAATGAGATGTTGAAAAAGGCAAGAAGACAATCTGCTCAGGATATCCAAGAGGGTAGTATGGATGATTTTCTTAATCGGATGGGTTTAGGTGACCCCGACCCATCCAATCATAAACAGGGGTTAGATTGTGACGACATTACTGAATGGTTCCACAGAGATAAACCTAATGATTGGAGGCAACGTGACTGACGAATGGAAAAAAGCAACTAACAAAGTTATTGCTCGTACCTTAACTGAAAATGTTGGATCATTATTAAATGGGGAAATACAATATTCTACATTATTTGATAATAATGGAGTAGTAAAAAAGAAAATAACAATTACATATCAGGAGGAAGGATGATGGGTCCTGTAGTCTTATATACAAACGGAAGTCAAGAGTGTGATCGTGCCAGAACACTTTTAGAAACCCTCGAAGTACAAATACAAGAATATAAATTAGATCAACATTTTACTCAAAAATCTTTTACTTCTGAATTTGGTGACGAAGCAGAATATCCACAAGTTTCTATTGGGTATAAGCATATTGGTGGATTGAAGGATACGTTACATTATATGAAAGATAATGGTCTAATAAAATGAAGACTCCAAACTGGCAGCACAATTCTGGTAAAGATAAAAAAGGTAGAGGAACTTGTAAAGGTCGTCTTCGATCTAGAAAAGAATCTCTCAGACAGTTAAAAAACCGTCACATGACCTCTCGAAAACGGGAGGTTTTGTATTATACTAGATTCATCTGAAACGAACCGATGGCAGTCTCTCACGAAATCAAGTCTCAACTTGCCAAACTGCTTGCTACTGAAGACTTGATGGTGGAGCACAAGAAAGTAGAGACAGCTTGCTTTAATGTCCACACACGAGTTCTGACACTTCCCATGTGGGAGAAAGCAAGTAATGAAGTTTATGATATGCTTGTAGGTCACGAAGTTGGTCATGCTCTCTATACTCCTGATGAAAACTGGTTTAAAGATCGTAAGATTCCACCTCAGTTCGTAAACATCGTCGAAGATGTTCGCATTGAGAAATTAATGAAACGTCGTTATGCCGGTATCAGCAAGACTTTTTATCGTGGATACAAAGAACTTTCTGAAGAAGATTTTTTTGGTATTGAGTCTGAAGATGTTTCCAAAATGAATCTTGCAGACAGAGTAAATCTTTATTTTAAAATTGGTAGTTTTTGTGATATTTCTTTTAGGGAATATGATGAGATGCCTATTGTCCGCATGATTGATGGTTGTGAGACATTCGACGATGTTTTGCTTGCCGCAGAAGTTCTTTATAAATTTTGTAAAAAAGAACAACCAGAACAACCAGAAACAAACACCCCTCAGAATCAAAATGGTGAAGAGGGTGAAAGTGAGAATACATCTAGTGAACAATCTGAGCAGCAACCCGGTTACTCTGATCCTGAAAATCAAACAAAGGAAGGTAGTTCTGAAGAATCTGAAGTAAGTAATTCTGTTGGTAATACAGGTGGTGATGAAGAACCTGAAATTAAAACCATGGATAATCTTGAAAAATCTTTAAAAGATTTGATTGATGAGATGGGTCAAGAGACTGCATATTATGAAATTCCTAAAGTAAATGTTGAAAATATTATTATTTCAAATAAAGAAATTCATGACAAATGTGATGAGTCATGGGCAGGTGATCCATCTGAAGATTTTGAATGGGTAGATGTAAAGTACAATGAATTCAAACGATCAACACAAAAAGAAGTCAACTACCTCGTCAAAGAGTTCGAGTGCCGTAAGTCCGCAGACTCTTATGCTCGTGCTACTACTAGTAGGACTGGAATTCTTGATACGGGCAAACTACACACTTATCGATATAATGAAGACTTATTCAAAAAAGTATCGATAATTCCTGATGGTAAAAATCACGGACTTGTTTTTGTCTTAGATTGGTCTGGGTCTATGGCTGATGTTATGCTTGATACAGTCAAACAACTTTTTAATCTTGTTTGGTTCTGTAAAAAAACCAATATTCCTTTCGATGTCTATGCTTTTACAAATGATTATCCAAATCAAAAATACATTGATGACCCAAAGTCATGTTCAGAATATCGTTTGGGTGTATTCTCTATAGGTAGGATGTTTTCTTTGATGAATATTCTTACTAGCAAGACAAATTCTAGAGAACTTGAAAAACAAATGAAAAATATTTTTCGTATTGTGTATAGTTTTAGAATTTATGCCACCTATCATATTCCTATTGGTATGGGTTTGTCTGGGACTCCTTTGAATGAAAGTCTTATGTGTTTGCATGAGATTTTGCCTAAGTTCAAAAAAGAAAACAAACTTCAAAAAGTTCAGTGTGTAATTTTGACTGATGGTGAGGGAGCACCTTTAAAATGTTACAAGGAGGTTCAACGTCCTTGGGAAGAAGAACCTAGAATTTGTGAAATGTGGCCGTCTCAAAATTCTTTTCTCCGTGATCGCAAGACAGGAAACACTTATAAACTAAGTGATACATATAACCACTACGCCAACTTTACAACTGTTTTACTTAATAATCTTCGTCATCGATTAACTGATGTAAACTTTATTGGTATTCGTATTCTTCCTCCTAGAGAAATTGGTTCTTTTATTGCATATTGTAAAAACTATTCTGAGAGAGATGAACTTGCTAAAATTTGGAAAAAAGAGAAATCAATTTCTTTGACTAATGTTGGTTATCACAAATACTTTGGTATTTCTGCCACGGCAATTTCCAATAATTCTGAGTTCTCTGTTAATGATTCCGCCACCAAATCTCAGATTAAAAATGCATTTGCAAAAAGTTTGAAATCCAAAAAAATGAATAAAAAAATTCTTGGTGAATTTGTAGAACTTATTGCATGATAAATATTTTTATAGTCATAGGTAAAACAAATGTCTAGATTTGGAGATTTATTAGGTGGAAAAAAACCAGCAGCTGCTCCTGCACCTGAACCTGTTGTAGAAGAAGTTCTTGTTACTCCAGAAGAGGAAGTTCTTACTGAGGCAAGTCCTTTGGAGCAAATGAGTAAAAATGAACTTGAGGAGTATGGTAGAGAACTGGGAGTAGAACTTGATAGAAGACACAGTAGAAAAAAATTGATTAGTGAAATCAAAGAGGTACTGGACAATTCCTGAACTGTCCATTCAACATTGAATTTGCCTCAATTCATACTATAATAACTTCAGTTGAAACAAACGACCTACATCATGCCCCTGTCTTCTGATTACGTCCGGACCTCCCTTCAAGGACTCTACGGCAACTCAATTACAAGTGGTGACATTCGTGCCTGGTGTGCGATGAATAGTGGTAATTATCAAACCATTACTAAAAAACTTGATCAATTTAAAATTGGTCGTGGCAAATGGAATCTTGAAGTTACGCAAGAAAAGGTAGAACAAATCGAAAAAACTTATCAGGCACCTTCTGCACTGCCTGCAATTGAACAAAATCTCATTCCTCAGAAAGATGATACCTTCGTCCGCTTTGGCAACTTCGGTGATCTTAAAAAAATTATTCAGTCCCGTCTATTTTATCCAACGTTCATCACGGGATTGTCCGGTAACGGCAAAACTTTCTCTGTTGAACAAGCGTGTGCTCAACTGGGTAGAGAACTAATTCGTGTAAACATTACTATTGAAACTGATGAAGATGATCTTATTGGCGGTTTCCGTCTTGTTAATGGTGAAACCGTCTGGCACAATGGCCCAGTCATTGAAGCACTC